TCACCCTGATCACCCTTCTCACCCTGAGGACCCTGGTAACCCTGGTCACCCTTATCACCCTGGTCACCCTTATCACCCTGATCACCCTTCTCACCCTGGTCACCCTTATCACCCTGATCACCCTTATCACCCTGATCACCCTTATCACCCTGAGGACCTGTAGGGCCTTCAATTAAAGATGCATCTGTAATGTATGAAACGAAATTATATATACCTGTCGGGCTTATTGATTCAAGTAGCCATAAAGAAGCACCTCCTATATCTGGACTTAACGGTTGAGTGTAATCGTTTACTACAATAACAAATTGACCTACATTACCACCTGTAGGTGATGAAATATAATCAGCAGGTGTTTCACTACCTGTTAAGGAATTAACACTTGCAAATACTACAAATCCTTGTCCTGCAGGGCCCGTCATACCTGTAGGACCTGTTACGGTAGAATCTCCACCTTGAGGACCCGTATAACCTGTAGGACCCAAATCACCTGTGTAACCCTGATCACCTGTGTAACCCTGATCACCCTGATCACCCTGATAACCTTGAGGACCTGTAGCTCCAATCAAATTTAAGATCGGTGTCCAGGACATTTTTTTGTTTATACTCTTTTACATAGATTTATATTTATTCTTTTTTCCGTTAGGGTTTTATGTTACCTAATGTTGGTTGATTAATTTTCAAATGTGCAATTTCTTGACCCTGTCGGCCTGGGGCTTGAGGTGTGGGTCCAGTTGGCTTTGCATATCCGTGTTTGTTTTCTACATATCCCGATCGCACACCTAGATATCCACCTACCTTCAGAGGCGATACATTCGGTCCTTCTGGCAAAGGAGGATTTGCCATAAAGAAAGGTTTTCCAACTGCGTATGGCTGATTATCAGCAGCCACTTGAATACCAGGACTATGCGTGTGATTCGGTGCCACAATACTTGATTCATGACATGCATCTACACCAACCATCTTGGGATGCATAGCACTCAATGAAATCGTATTGTCTTGAAAGAGAGGAGCACCTGGAGAATCCATAACGCCCGATATGGTATCCCGACACTTTACATCTTTTGTATGCTGTCCAGCTGTAGGATATTTCCAATTTGTAGGACAAGGTGGTTGTGTAATCGTATTCACACATGGAAGCTCCTTTTTTCCTCCTATACGATACGGCGCATCGTTACGAATTCCTCTGCCACCACGATACGCAGTAAAAAAAGACGCATCTTGTTGTTTTCCTATCGTTTTCTTTGGAAATGAAACAGCTGCATTGTTAGGCACAACCCGATCTGTTCCTTTGTTCAAAGTTCCTACAGATCCTCCTTCCACATTAAAGTCATAACTTGCCTTCATGCGTTGTTTGGTGATGTACATAGATGCATCGGTAGGATTTTTCACATTCACGACTTTCTGCTGAGCCGACTGTTTTGTACGTAAATATTCCGTATAAGACATTTGTGTTTTGAAAGGATTTTATTACAGAAGATCCACATGTGTTAGAAAATGACGACGACAGCAAGGACGAACAATATTCAATTCATCCAAAGCCTTACCTTCTGCCGTTTTTATAGTCGTAGCTGTCAAATACTCCATTTCTGTTTTGCCTGATCCCTTGCGGTTATCCTTTACTTTCTCCAAATAGGGCAAGTATTTGCCCGCAATGACATTGTTGCACGTAATACACCGAATTGGAAAGATCATTTATCCTTTTACAGTTCTTTCTTTGTAGATTCGTTTTCTATTAAGAAGATAAGAATGACACCTGATGAATCGTATGCCTCCTTACTTTTGGCATTTTTGTTAGTTATTGTCACACAAAAACAGTTCTCTGCATGGGTACTCGAAATACTTCTTAAACTAACTCGTCCAGGAGCGACAATAGGATTATTGGCACTCATGGTGTTTTTATATATGAAACACTTACATTACACGTTTCTAGTGTTTGGATTGATACTTGTGTTTCTTTTGAAAGATATGTGGACACAATGGTCGCATTCTGATGCAAGACGTCTTTACTTGGAAATAGGTCGTGATCAAGATCGTTTTGATCCTTCCTCCAGCATTGATATTCAAATGGCAGATGGAACCGTAAAACATGCACCTCCTTCTTTATACAAAAAAGATTGGTCGCCCCAACTTCTTGTTTTTCCACCTTCGAAAGCAACTCAGTTTGAAATGAATGGTTAGCAATCGCCACACCAACACTTCGACCCTTTTTGAACAAGGTAATCGTAAGGTAAGTATGGGCGCCCCGAGCAAGATCGCAGGAGTATGCGTAGAGGTGGATGACTCTCAGTAGACGGAAACGACATCGCTAGAAAGATGTTCAATCGGTCGTTACACAGAAGATCAAACACTTGTTTGCAAATCTCTTCTGAATATATGCAAGGTTCATGTGTGATAATTTTTTTAAGTATTTTCCACTCTTCCTCTGTCGTTTTTGAATGTTTTCCATCCATGTAACAATTGTCCCAATTGGCAGCTAACCAGAGCTCATCAAACGCCCACTTACTATCATCTTCATATTCCGAAACCACACTGCGGACAATTTCCCACATTTGATTTCGGCTTACGTTCATTGTATTGAAAAAGGGTTTCTTGAATCATTTTAAATCCGTTTTACACAAGCCACATGAATCCCTTGTCGCGCGTAAGATATTCAACAAGAAACGTACAATCGCTGTATTCTGCTTCTACTTTAATATCATCCTGCAATGTCCAATCATGTTTTGTAATAGCCATTAAGAGTGCTTGAAGAATGGGAAGAGTATCATCAAACCCACAAAATTCCTTTCGCGACTTGTTAATGAAATAATACGTGGTCGGTGACATCTTTTATAAGTGAAAAACGTTGGGCGTACCCAATCCGTTTTTTACAACACCTTCTCCTTTCTTGCCTTCAAGATCTCCATGAGCTCAAAATAATCTTTCTCAATCATCTCAATGTCTACATTATCTTCATTATAGCGGTTCGTATACTCCTTGATTATCCACTCTCGGTGGACCAAGACAGCATGTTCGTGCGCTTGACGAATGATTGTCTCATTCATGGTTTGCTTGATAGGCGCTCCCATTTTGGGAAAGTACGTGTTTTATCATTGAAAAAGGTTCACTTGAATTTGTGAAATCCATTTTCAATCGTTCTTATCCTTTACCGCAAGTGCACGCTTCAACTTGTCATTTTCTTCTAGAAGCTTCTTGAGATATCCTACGAGGCCATTGTAATTGGTCGTAACAGATTCCAAAGCCTGTTCCAGCTCTGCAACGTATTCAACGTCTGCCATTTGGTAAAGTGATTTCAATGAGGTTTTTGTATTGAAAAAGACTGTGTTTAATAACACAAAATCCGTTTTTCATATATATTTGACATACGTATAGTCGTCAAATATATCTTCTGTTACAGAATTTTCATAAACAATGTAAACCCATTGTGAGTCCCATTCATTATTCTTAATAAACGTTTCCAAACTTGACATTTCTTCAGATGGAAATGCACAATACTGCTGTACATCACCCTTTTTGTAGAGCGCATACCAAGTTGTCATTGTTTCAATGAAAAAGGGTGTCTTTGATGACACAAAATTCGTTTTTATGACTTACGAAGTTGTTTCGGGAATAAATTCCACCTTCTCATATTCGGCAAACATTCCATCCCAAAGATATTCGTCTGCAATCATACGAAAGGATTCGTTATCAAAGTCCCACCCTAGTTTTTCAAAGAACTCGGACATGTATTTTCGCGTCGTACTACCTGGAACTACGCATACCTTGCGTGTCTCCATGTTGTAAAAGTAAAATTCTGTCATTCTTATTTTCGTTGAAGAAGATGTGCTTACAAACGTAAAATCCATTTTTTACCACAGAATAGAGAGCTCTTGTGCGCTCCAATATTCTGAGCGACCATTCGGCAATCGCCGATGAATGATAAACGGCAACTTTTGTTCAAATACTTCTTTTTCGGCTACATTCCAAACAAAGCGAGGATCGGATGTAAGCATACCATCCAAGGAAACAAGAGGCTTTGCACCTTCAGCCAATTGTTGTGCGCGTGTTCCAATAAGAGTTACCTGTTCATATTTGGTATAATATGGAAGCGTAACTTTTTCTTGCTTCAAAGCTTCTTGAACAGACTCTCTCGTTATGGACTGAACTTCAGGATGAAGAATCTTTGAGTTAATTCGTACTTGCTCCATTATGTACTATATTTATGATTTCTCTATATGTTTTCCGTTTTACCTAGATACTTACATGCTTCTAACGAATAAGTATCAATGGTAGAACTTTTGGAAGTGTTTGGAGATGATTTGACGGTTGTGAATGCAGCCCGTGTATCATTTGCAAAGGAATCAAAACAGCTAACAAAAGGTGATGAAAAACTAGTGAAGTATTTGGCAGATCATAATCATGTAACGCCCTTCTTTCATCCTCAAGCACGATTTCGGCTAAAAATGCCAATCTTTATTGCACGTGAATGGTTTCGTCATCAAATTGGATTTGCGCGTAATGAAGTATCTAGACGATATGTAGATAGTGATTTTGATTTTTGGCTTCCTACTGAATTGCGTCAACGAGACTCAAATAAAAAACAGGGATCCAAAGATGAGAAAATTCAATACAATGGGCATTGTATTGCAAAGATGCAAAATCATTATAACACAAGTCTAGCACTTTATAATGATCTTTTGAGTTTTGATGTGTGTCCTGAACAAGCACGCGCCGTTCTTCCTCAATCTATGATGACAGAATTTATTGAAACGGGATCTCTTGCAGCATATGCTCGTTTGTATAAACTACGAATGGACCCAACAGCTCAACGTGAAATTCAGATTCTTGCAGAAGAAGTCGGGAATCTTCTCAAAGAAAAGTTTCCTATTTCCTGGAGCGCTTTAACTTCCTCTTCTGAGTAATTAATACAGGCCTTCCAGTCTTCGTGTAAAAACGCTTGAGAGTTCTTCCTTGCGGCCAAAGAATACTTTTTGTACAAATTGCAATTGCTGCACCTTCTTTTGAAGATGTGGTTTTTCTTCCACGTAATAATTTAGGTTTAAAATTTACCGTTATTTTTTTCACACAACTCGAAAATCTTTGAGCTTGTGTTGACATTTATATACTAACATATAATGTGTTTAGGAATTCGCGTTACACCTTATCCTGCTCCCAAACCGAAAACATTTGCACAAATGTTACATGAAGAATCTGTAAGAGCTAGTGTACGCAAGAGGCTTGCTTCCAAGTGGTATCACAATGAACGCACTGGTACATCCAAATCAAATTCTTCTCGTTAATTTTTACAGCAACTACATCTGATTTTACATTCGGTGCGCGCGATACACAACCATCATTTGGACACATAATATTTGATAAATGATTCAAGGTAGGATCGTTTTTCAGGTAAGGGTTCAATACAAGCCGATCGGTTTTATCTTCTTTCAAAAGATGTTCGTATACGAGAGGGTTATCGGAATGCACAGGTTCTTTGTATGAACATTTACGGCATGAAAGAACTGCAATCTTTTTACTGTCTACTGTATCTTCATCAATTCCAAAGAGCATATTGCGACACGCAGGGCAGAATTTCATTGTATTGTTCCGTATAGTTTTCTTGAGTTTATATCCGTTTTAAACTAAATAAACGTTTCATAATTATGCCAAATTGTAAAAAATGTAAAGGAGGCGGGTTTGTATATCCTATCGTTTCTCAAGAATGTTCTTTTTGCTATAATCATCCAGAAGGAAAGAAGCAATGTTGCGAATGTCTAGGAAAAGGATGGGAAAAGAGACCTGTTTCAGAATTATGTCCCGTTTGCAATGGAACAGGAAACCGATGAAAAACGGATTGTGCATGCAGAATTTTGTTCATTGCAAGAAGAAGATGCCGTTTCAAGTGACACAGCGTTCCATTAAGGACATGGTCAATGATGGGAAAGTGGAAATTCCCGCCCATCAGCGCCCATACATTTGGACTTTCAGGCAAGCCATGAGCTTTCTAGATACGATCATGGATGGTATGCCTACACTAAGCCTAATCCTTTATGAGGAGGTGGTAAACGGCAAGATCGTTCGTTGGCTAGAAGATGGTCAACAGCGGTTTATGACGGTGAAGCGATTCTACACTGGAGAGTTTAGTGAGGATGTTAACTGGAAAGGTAAGACATTTGCAGGATTTTCTGCAGATGAAAAGACTCGTTTTGAGAACTATCTCTTTACAGTTACGACTCTAGAAGATGTTCCATATGAGCGTCGCATTGCCTTATTTCAGGCAATCCAAGACGGTACTCCGTTAACAAATGGCCAAAGGTTTCATGCCTACAGCCACTCCCACGTTGTTAAATTTGCAAAGCAAATTATGACAACTCCCGAGTGTAATGCTGTGTGGGGTGATCCTACAAAACTCAAAGACCCTAAGCAGAAACATCTTGCAAATGCAGTTGCAATTGCTTCTGGACTTGCGTTTCAAAACATTGACGCAATCACGACCAGTTATGACCTTATGGGTAAGAACGGGCTACTTGATAAAGTGGTGAATCATCACGAAGCGTCGGTACGTCTTGACAAGCTTATCAGCGTGTATAGTCGCGCGGATGAGATTTGTCCAACCACTCTGGCCAAGAAAAAGGCACAGTGGGATGCAGGTAAGTATACAGGTTATATCCTGTATTCGATGTGCATTCCCGACAGAGATTGGAATGAAGACAAGGAGATGTTTGCACAGTTTATCGCACGAGTTCGTCGCGATAAGCTTGCGATGAAGATTCTCACATACAAGAAGCCAGCTACCCGTAACTGGAATTCAGGTCGGTGGAAGCAGGGACTTGATAACCTTGACAACCAAGAAGAGGTTGAAGAAGACATGGATATCACGTCTAGAGATGACGATGATGAGGATAACGATTAAATATAAAGAGCCGAAAGGCATTTTTATCATTCATTCAAAACGGAAGACCTTTAAATAATAGTATCGTATTTAACTAAATGGTTAATTATATTTGTCAGACGTGTAATTGCACATTCAAACAAAAAGGGCATTACAACACCCATTTGAAACGTAAGACACCATGTAAGCGAAATGAAGATATGGTTAATAATATTATTCTGCAATTCAACATTGGATTATTTGAAACTAGATCGTATGAAGAAGTGAAACTTCATTATGATAATGTTCTAAATAAAGATAAAACCACATTTAAGTCTTCAAACGATGAACCAACTCCTATTGGTTGTATTGAAGAAATGTTGGAAATGGTTCCAAATAATTTCTGGAATCAATCAAACCTTAAAATTTTAGATCCATGTTGTGGCAATGGAAACTTTCATGTTGTCATTGCAAACAAACTTCGGCTATTGCAAAATAAGACTGCTAATCTATATTTTAATGATATCAATCTTGAAAGACTTCAAAATGTAAAATCAGTATTTAGGGATGCAAACGTAAGTCAATACGATTTCTTAAAAGAAGAATTTGATAGCGATTTTGACATGATTGTAGGTAATCCACCGTATGCATTATTTATGGAAGATGGAAAACGAGCATCTAAAAATCATAGTATTTCATCATTATTCATCAAGAAAAGTCTAGAGTGTTTAAAAGACAACGGATATTTAGCATATATTGTTCCAGATAACTGGATGTCTCTTGCAGATAGAAATGTATTTTGTGAATTACTAAGCTCTTATCAATTTATAAAATTAAGCATTCATAAAGCAAAATATTGGTTTCCTAAAGTTGGTTCATCCTTTACTTGGTTTCTTATACAAAAAACACCAGGAATAACTCCGTTTACAGTGGAATATACATACAAAAAACTTACACACATTTCAAGTGTGCCATCACAGGTTAGAGCATATATTCCATTGTTTTATTCAAATCTTACACACAGTATATTTTCTAAAACAGTGGACAGTGATCTTCCAAAATATAACGTTGAAACAAGTAGTGATTTGCATAAATATACTAAGAAAATGTGTATTCAAGATACAGAAGACAATATATTCAAATATAAATTAATTCATACCCCTAAGCAAACTGTATGGGCAAATAGACCACATAAGTTTCAAGACGGTTGGAAAGTATTTATTTCTACAACAGATAAGTATAGTGTATTTGCAGATAATTGTGGAATGACACAATCTATAGCCTTCATTAAAGTTGATACAGAAGAAGATGCAAAGACAATCATAAGTCAATTGTCATCTCCACTGTATATATTTCTAAACAATGCATGTAGATATGGAAATTTCAATAACATTCGTGTATTGCAAAAATTACCTATTTCTACAAAAGATCCATACATTGAATTTGGAATTACTGTTGAAGAAATTGAGTATATAGTATCTCATCTGTGAGATGGATCACTGTTATCGCTTAGCTGTGGATAACTTCCACATTCAATTTTGTATTGTTCTAATGCTGATGTTTCAAACACTGTATATGTTTGTGGACTAAATGTAACATTTTTTCCCCATACAGGCATCTCTATTTTCATATCGGGAATCTTAAACGCGTACATCTTGACACTGTTGTCATTTCTAAGATAAAACTCAAATGTATTATAGATATATGCATTTGTAACTGAACATTTACCACTTTTACCACGATCAGTTGTATGGTGTCCGCACATATATGATACCGATCTACCTTTCAATCCAGAGCGAGTTCCTCCAATTTTTACTATTTTTTCATTAATTGTAAATATATAAATCCATTGCGAAGTTTTATTCTTCCATTCATTATGATCTATTATTGGGTCAAATAAAATACATGTTTTTGCACTTGAAGGTGTTAAAACAATGTTTGCAACATGCTTAAATTTTTCAAACAGTGAAAATGTATCTATGCTAAGTTCCTTTGAAAGATCAAGAATTTTTACCCATACGGACATTATTGTTAATAGATGCATAACATGAGTAGAATAAATCCATTTTTATTTTCATTCAAAACGGAAAACTTGCAAACTAATTATCTCCTCCATCAACACGAATGTCTCAAAATATGAATCTACAGCAATTCCTTGACAACCATAAAGCAGACGGGTTGTGGACACATACGTCCTTGAAAGGTGGCAAGTATTTCATTCCTGACGAACATAAAGACCAATTTTACGGTCTGTATGTAGAAGAAATTATTAACCAAGAAAAGCAATATTTGACAGAAAAATCAACGGACATTGGACCTTTGCGAGTAGACTTTGATTTCATTTACGGTAACGATGTTACAAAACATTTGCATACGCGTGATCAGGTAATGAAGTTTTGTGAAGCATATATGAAGGAGATGTCTATCTATCTAGAGATTCCTGCTATGACCGATTTGTATATTATGGAGAAACGTAAGCCTACATTAGATTCCAAAAAGAATCGTATGAAGTCGGGAATTCATATTGTCGTGCCTCAAATCAGCACGCATAAATTTGTAGAGCAACGTGTACGACGTAATTTATTGAAAAATATGGGTCAGTATTTTGAGAGTTTGCCGTTGACCGAAACATGGGAAAAGATTTATGACGAAGGTGTTGTGAATCGTAGTGTTCCATGGACAATCTATGGTTCACGTAAAAATGATCCTAATTCTCTACCGTATTTAACATCCTATATTCTGCAATACGATTCCCAAAAAGAATCTTTAAAAATTATTGAAAATGTTCCACCAATTTCAGTATCTATTATGAAAACTCTTTCGTTAGTACGTGATGACAAAGATGAGATTCCAATGACCGAAGAAGGTAAAAAGATCTACGCAGGTCTTTCAAAACCTGATGAAGATGTTCGTATTTCGGGTGGAGCAGCTGTACTTCCAAAACGTGGTCGTCCAACAACACGAACAGATAAATCAGGTTCACGTGCGTCCTCACCAACAGGTCGTATTATTCTGCAACCTTTGGATCCTGAACGCAAAGATTATTTGAAAGATCATGTTCTAAATTTGAAACCTCAACGATTTATGGAATACAATAGTTGGGTGCAAGTGGGTATTTGTCTACACAACATCCATCCTGATTTATTGGATGTATTCCTTGATTTCTCAGCACAAGATGAAAAACAGTACAATGAAGCAGAATGTATTAACAAATGGAATTCTCTAACTTTTCGAAATGATGGTGATAGATTGGGCGAAGGTACGTTACGATACTGGTCGCGTGAAGATGATCGTGAAGAGTATGATCGTATTGAATCCACAAATATTGATCGTCTCGTTATGGCGGCTTGTTCGGGAACGGAGCATGATGTAGCTGCAGTAATTCATGCTAGATTTCGTGATCATTATATCTGTTGCGATTTTGGAAAAAATGCATGGTATCGTTGGGCTGGACATATTTGGAAAGAGACGGATCGTGGTGTTGATTTGCAGTTGAAACTATCGCGGGAAATTGCAGGTATATTTCTTAAGAAAGTGAATGCGATTGGAAGTGAGATGGTGAATATGGGGTTGACATCATGTACAGCTGAAGGAAAAGGCGATTGTGGAAGCTGTACGTATTGCCAAGATGAAAAGAAACGATCAGGCTTAAATTCTATTTATACCAAATTAAAGACTGTGAAATTTAAGGAAAATCTTATGAAGGATTGTCGTGAATTCTTCTTCGATGAAGACTTTGTGAAAAAACTAGATGCAAACAAAGATCTCATTGCATTCAATAACGGCATTCTAGAACTCTTTGATGATTTCAAATTTCGGGATGGAAAGCCAGAAGATTACTTGTCATTCAGTACAGGAATTGATTATGACCCTCAAAAGAATTATTACGATTATGAAGCATGGCCAAAGGTGGATTCGTTTATGAAACAAGTTCTTCCCGATCATGAAGTACGTGAATATTTTACGAAACATCTTGCTACGAATCTTGTAGGGGGAAATACAGCACAGAAATTTCATGTTATGACAGGCTCTGGATCAAATGGTAAATCCATGATTATGAATTTGACATCCACTGCGATGGGTGATTATGCATGTACAGTTCCTATTTCGTTGTTTACGCAAAAACGCAAGGGATCAGGGAATGCTGCGCCTGAAGTGATTCGGCTGAAGGGACGACGATTTGTCACTATGCAGGAACCCGATGAATCAATTGCCTTGAATACAGGATTGATGAAAGAAATCACATCAGGTGAAAAGATGTATGCTCGTGATTTGTTTAAGTCAGGAACAGAGTTTGAAGTACAAGCAAAGTTTCATCTTGCATGCAATGACAAACCAAAAATCAATACGACAGATGGTGGCACATGGAGACGTCTTGTTGTAATTAATTTTACATCCAAGTTCGTACCGAAACCTCAGGAACTCAATGAATTTCCAATGGATGAAACCATTCAGTTCCTTGTCCAATCCAAAGAATGGGCAACTCCCTTTCTGAATTATTTAGTATGGATATTGAAAGATGGAAAAGGACTGCGTAAACTTCCTGCACCTGAAAAAGTTATGGAGTATACGTCTGAGTACCGCAATGACAATGACGGTATTGCCAAATTCATTGCAGATAAACTTATTACAATTAAAGAAGGAGATGAGATTGTTCCTGTAGATAAAACCACATTGAAACGTACATTCAAGCAATGGATGTCGGATAACGATATTCGTTTGTCTCCCACAGATATGGAGAAACGAGTTGAACTTCAATACGGAAAATACAAAAAAGGTGGTTGGACTGGATTTAAACTAGAATCTTAATACCAAGATTTCTTACCACCACGACGAGTTTTACGTGCTTTCTTGCCACGTCTCATTCTACGTCCACCCGTCATAGTATACCCAGGTCCACGTGCATCTGCAGACGTATCTAAAGCGGTAGATGCGCCATTATCGCTAGTAAGTCCAGACGGAAGTTTTAGAGCAGCCCGAGCGGCATCTGCATGTTGCTGAGGAGTTTTACCTGTTAGCTGCGTAACTTTTTGACTAAACCAATCTCCAATTCCCATCTTTATTCAACACTTAGAATTTAACGACGACCGCCGATGGGAGCATACGTTTTTACATAGGGGAGTGTCATGGATACTACAAACCATGCGATAAGTAGGTTCATTGTGGCAGCAATTGCATCACCCACATTTAGTTTCACACTCCCAATCTGTATGACAAATTTATCCACAGATGACTGTACACCAGGAAATATCGCTGCTAAAATAGGTGTTACAAGGTCACGTGTAATCGCCGTAAAGAACTGCGCAAGTGACATACCGACATAAAGTGCAACCGCAATCGTTAATACAGATGTAGAGCCGTCCATTTATAATTGATCTATGTTTTTCTTTAGAGCAATGAAGTAATGGGGATTGATACTCGCTACTGGGGGCCCTCTGGATGGGATCTTTTTCACCGAATCTCGTTTCATTCGAAACATCCCAACCATGTACTACGAAATATAGCTGAAGTTCTTCCATGTAAATTTTGCAGGAATTCTACACGACGATTTGTGAAAGAACTACCATATGATCCTCGCAATCCTGCGAAATGGTTGTATGAGATTCATAACAAAGTCAATCATAAATTACGGTCACAATGTTCAAAAGATCCAACCGTTGTCAACCCTGGCCCTGATCCATCTTTTGAAGAAATACAAGCAAGATACAAAGACAAACGATTGGATGAAACTGTAGGTCAAGAATTTCTAATGTCGGTTGCAGTAAACTTTACACTCACACCACGAAGACTACAAATTCAAAAATTGTTTCTAAAACATTTAGCGGAAGCATATCCGTTCTTTCAAACATTCTATGAAACACATCCGCCTATATTCTCAAACTATCCTGAATGGATGCATGGATTCACACATGTGAATATTGAAAATGCAAAGAAGTATCAAAGCAAATGTAAGACTGGAAAAACATGTAGAAAATCACAAGGTGGTGGAAAACGACTTAGTCTTCGGTATACGCGAAAAGTCCCAATGAAAAAATAGCAAACAATACAGCTATCCAACGAAGACCTTTAATAGATTCTCGAAACCAAAATACACCCAGAAGTGTAACTAACACATCCGATGTTAAATCCCAAATTAAATTCATAGATGTTAATGATTCATACTTCAACGACTTAAAGAATATATAGGGTTCTAAAGCGTAGACTACCGTTGCAAGAGGTAAAGCAGTTCCATATGCAATTTGTCCCTTACTTGAATATTTTGCAAGTGACATCATGACAACATCTAAAATGGCCATAAAAGAACCTAACACAATTGGAAGGAGGGAAAAATTACCAATCTTCCAATTGATACTTGTGATCCATGTATCAAAGAAGTCCTTCATTTCCTTTGCTTCTCTCTAAGAGTTTCCATCAAGCGAATATGTTTTGCAGAATATGGCCCTTTTCCTTGACCTTTTTCTTTTGAATCTTTTTTAGTCTCTCTACGTGTCTTTGGTTCGTCCATTTATTACCAATTACAATGAAAAACTTAATTGTTTCCGTTTTTACTAATCACAACAGAAAGCTGCTGCGAATTCATTACTTTGATATAGCCCTTTAAAGGATTCTTGTTTCTCAAGTTTTCTTTCGGCACGTTCTGCGTTGCGCTTACGTTTTTTCATATATTCTTTGAATACTTCAATTAAGTCGTTAATCACAACAGCACCTATCATTTTTTCATATGGTATTCCTCTATCTTGCAAGAAAGAAATCCATTTTTAATCGTTTAAAAAATCGCTATCTTCCTATGAGTCTTTAGTAATGGAGTATTGGTATCCTTATGTCATTGGAGCTGTGGCTTTCTTTTATATTCAATCATTCAATCGTATTGCAAAACTGTATTTTCAAAATGACAAAACACTTTCGTGGAATGAATTATTCACGAAAGTGATCCTTATTAACCCATCTGGGAGTTGAACCCAGGATCTTCCGCTTAGAAGGCGGACGCTTTATCCACTAAGCTAATGGATCAGTTACGCTAGGAGGGAATCGAACCCCCGATGAGAGTTTGGAAAACTCTTATTTTACCACTAAATTACTAGCGTGTTTCCCTTTCGGGATTAGTGACGATGGGATTTGAACCCATGATGAAACAAATCAACAGAGCTTAAGTCTGTCGCCTTAACCACTCGGCCACATCACTACTCCTTGTAGCCCTTTTGCATGTAAATCCATTTACAGATGAAATCGTTTTTTGAAATCACGTACAGAATCTTTCATATTTGGTTTGTTCCATAAAATCCATCGACTCAATGCGCCTGGTGTGTCGGGTTGATTCCAATGTTCACCCATTCCAGAATGACGCTTCAAATATAGCTTTCTTCTGCGAGTATCCTTATGTTTTGTAAAATCTGACATACCAAACGCGCCAAACGGTACTACTTTTTCCTTGCCATTCTTATCAAATACCGCATCCCACTTCTTCTCTTTCTTGTGCGAACGACGAATCGTTTTAAGTTTCATTCTATTTTTATACTTAGAAAACAATGGAGACGTGGTATACACTAGTGAATAACTTGAAAGATGAAAGTGAAGATTCATATAAAACTCAACTTTTTTGTGAACAAGTCTTTCGTGAATTACGTACTGCAAAAATCAAAGATAAAGGAAAATTCAAGCAACGTATGGGTCCTGAATTTGAACAATGGTCTTCGCGTTTAGAAACCGAATATCCTGAAATGCTTGTACGAGAAATTTTGCAGGATGATGATTTTTGGAAAGAAACACTTCTACAAACGCAAAATATCCGAGAGTGATTTTCTAATAAATTCTTTGTCTAAACATTTCAACGCTAATTCACGACCCTTCTCTGCTATTTTCTTACATTTAGAATCATGTTTTAAACACCAGTCTAGTTTTGTATGAATATCAGAAAGATCTTCTTCAATTGAAATATAGTGTTTCCCTTCTTTGAAATGAGAATCTAACCAATGCACATAGGGACTTTTCACTCTCAAAATCAAAGATCCTGTTAGAAAAGAAGATAGCAAACGATATGCAAGAACGTTTCCATCCACATGAATGATAAATTTAAAGAGAATTTGTTCTGTAAACATAGGCAATTTTGAAACTTTTTGCAAAGATGTTTTGACTTCTGTTAATCCTTTTTCTTTATCAAATCGTAGATTTTTAGAAGATGTTTCAATCAGTCCTACATCCAAAAGAGGAGATTTTAGAGAAGCTAGATGAATACGTTGATTTGTTTTTTCAGTGCCTCCACATCCTGTAATGCCACCACGAAATACTGCAATTGGTTTTTTAGTTTCCCAATCTACCTGTTTAATTTCCAACGGCTTTTCAGAAAACAAAATATCATCACGTGTCGGAATTGGAATATCATAAAACTCACGATGACCTGAATATGCAAACATAGGTAGAAATGGTGGTCTATAGTTTGTAGGAGTTTCAAACCAAGGAGTTTGAAAATCTTTTCGTAAAAGCTGTGAATCCGTTAATGAAAATACAAAGAGTCCTTTTGGAACATTTACAGATTCAATAAATTTAGGAAATAATGTATCTTCTGATTTTCCAAACGGCTTTAGAACACATTGCATAATACGCCATTGCTTACCTTTCAATGTTTTCTTTTTGGAAGCAGATAGAGAATTCTTTTGTGTAAGATGTTTTTTGAGTAATGGAGATGTTTTTGCAAACTCAAATTTCAAAAGTTCCTTTGTGTCGCCAATCAAAATATAACAATTATATGAAAGATCAATAATATATTTTAAAGTATTTTCAATTGCTGTTTCAGAAAAACTCCATGGTTTCGAAAGTTCTGTATTTGAACCATACGGTTTCAAATATTCAAAAGCTTCTTCGTATCTATGAAGCTTTTTCATCCTTACTTTAGAATAAGGAAATGTTGCCTACATTATTAGTTCCGTTTCGTGAACAACTAGAACAACAAAGAGGGGAACATCTAAAGAAGTTTGTATCTCATATGTCACGCTATCATCCAGATTGGACCGTTTTGATTATAGAACAATCCAATGACAATAAAAAGTTCAATCGTGGCGCTTTGTTGAATATAGGAACAAAATATGCAGAAAAGGAGGGTGCTTCCTATGTTATTTATCACGATGTTGATTTAATTCCTTTAAGCCCTTTGGTGAAATACTATACTGCATTTCCTGAAGAACCTATACATATCGGCACTGCCTATAAAAGTAAATACGCGAACGATACATTCATTGGTCAAGCTCTTTCTATTTCGTTGAAAGATGCTAAGAAAATTAATGGATTTCCAAATCAGTTTTGGGGATGGGGTGGTGAAGATGATGCTATGTACAGAAGACTGAAAAAGCATGGAATAAATATTATAAAACCTCCTATTTCAAAAGGATTTAAAGTTTTAGAACATATAGATACACGAAAAATTGCAGATGCCAAAAATATGAGAAAATGGGAAGATTTAAAAGAAGATACAGGACGATCAGGATTATCAAACATTCAATGGAAACTTTTAGATGAGAAAAGAGTTGGAAATATTGTGAAATATACAGTTGAGATTTCTTAAGATTTACACTTTTTAACTATATTCATATAGTCTTCTAACGTTTTCATAATATATATCTGGTTCAAATCTCCTTCAAAATAAGGAGATTTTATAAGTTTGTAGGAAGAATCAAACATATATCCTGGAGCAATTGTATCTTTCTTTTTAGAACCGAGTAAAACAGCGGAAACACTTAATGTAGAATCGGATAGAATCACTCGTTTTGCATTTCGAAAACAATGAAACATCTCATTAACATTCTTGTGAGGATATTCAAAATCACTTCCTAAGAGACATTTTGCTACAGATGGTTCATCGGAGAAAACGTATACAGGACCCTCTTTCTTTTCCAAAAGTGAAGAAATATGATCTAGATAATATTCGGGTTTCATAACAACATATCTTTGCGGTTTTGATTTTTTAAGTTCATTCAAATTGATTTGGAATTTATCGCCTAACCGAAAATGCACAAAAATACCTTTTGTGAAATCGTAATTGAAAGACTCATCTGTTTTAAAATATTTTTTTATAGAAGGTGTGAACCCATCTATAGAGTGATAGATATTGGAAGGTATTGGAATTTCGGGAAGTTCGTGCTTTAACTTGTCGTATTCTTTCCATTCAATGAACTGTAGATGTTTTAGATCTTTCAATGCAGGAAAGAGTGTAATAAGTTTACCTTCTTTATGATGAGATTGTTGATCCACAACATAAAAATTTGTTTTCGGATATTTATGTAGAATATTTATCAGCATAAATATCTTGTTACCAATCCCATTTTTTAACACCAACAGATAATCCATTGTTATACTAGAAGTATTTTGCTAAGCGTCAAGTGGAAAATGGAACAATCTAAACACATCACCTATAATAACAAGAATGGGGGATACAATTATCGGAGTCCAATTTGGAATTGCCAACCCTGAAGACATTTTGTCACGAAGTGTTGTTGAAGTAATTACAGACAAAACATATCAAGCTCAACTTCCTGTTCCAGGTGGTGTATTTGATTCTCGTTTTGGCGTGATTGAGAATGGCAAAGTATGTCCTACCTGCAAACAAACAAACCTTTTGTGTCCTGGACATTTTGGACATATCAGTCTTGCACGACCCGTATATCTCTATCAGTTTCTAGACACAGTTCAAAAGATTCTACAGAATATTTGTTTGACATGTAGCAATCCTTATTTGCCTGATGAAGAGCTTGAAATCATTGAGAAAAAGCAGACGGGTATGGATCGTTTCAATGCCGTTCGTGAACGTACAGCCGCATACAAAACCAAAGAACTAAAAAGTACATCCAGTTGCCCACACTGCGAATCTCCTCTTATCAAGAAAGCCGAGAAAGTAGAAAATACAGTTGCAACTCTAGAAGGTGTAACCTACGATGAAACTGCCGATAAAATCCCTCTTCAGCCTGAAATGGTCTTGCGTTGTTTTCAGCGTATTTCCGATCGTCATATTGATTTGCTAGGATTCAGTTCAAAATTTAGTCGACCCGATTGGATGATTTGCACGGTGTTGGCGGTTCCTCCATTGACGGTGCGTCCTTCCGTTGTGATGGATGATAATCAGCGTATGGAAGATGACTTAACACATAAACTAATTGATATCGTTCGTAACAATCAACGTCTGCGAGACAAGATTGATAAAGGTGATTCTGCAGATGTTATTGATAAGTATACGGATATTGTACAGTTTGATGTTGCAACCTATGTTGATAACGATATCAAAGGCCTTCCTCCCGCAGCTCAGCGATCAGGCAGACCTCTAAAGACACTCAAATCACGATTGGGTGCAAAGACAGGTCGTGTTCGTGGAAACTTGATGGGAAAACGCGTTGATTTCTCTGCACGATCCGTCATTACGCCCGATTCAAACATTGATGTTGATGAGTTGGGTGTGCCTGAAGAAATTGCTATGAATCTAACCTTTCCCGAAATTGTGACTGTGTACAATCGTGATCGTTTGATGACATATATTCGCAACGGTCCTGCAAAGTATCCTGGCGCAAAATCCGTATATCTAAAAGATGACCAACGACCTATTTCTCTAAAATACGTGAATCCTGAAATGATTGATTTGAAAGATGGAGATATTGTACATCGTCATTTGATTGATGGAGATGTTGTTCTCTTTAATCGTCAACCGTCTCTGCATAAAGGGTCAGCGATGTGTCATCGTATTCGTGTATTGCCGTATTCCACATTTCGGTTGAATGTTTCTGCTACAAAACCGTACAATGCTGATTTTGACGGTGATGAGATGAATATGCACGTACCGCAAAGCATCGCGTCTGCAACCGAACTCAAATATCTCGCAAGTATTCTTCGTCAGATTGTTTCGCCCCGTACAAATGCTGCAATTATCAGTGTATTTCAAGACACGCAGACAGGAATCTATCGTCTTTCACAACCTGATGTTTTGGTTCCCGAACATATTGCTATGAATATTTTAGCTCGTATGAAGAAACCTCTTTCTACGTACATTCGCCAAAATAAATCATTGTCAGGTCAAGATATTATTTCAAGCGCACTTCCTGCTATTGATTTTGATGGAAAAGTATCTGTAAAGAACGGTAAACTTATCAAAGGTATTTTGAACAAAGGTGCATTTGCATCCACTACAGAAGGACTTGTACACATGATTTATTCCGACTTTGGTCCTCAGCGTGCAGGACAGTTTATTAATGATATTCAAAACATTGTGACCAAATACAATCTATTTACTGGATTTTCGGTAGGACCTTCAGACTTGGCTACAAACAAAGAAACCGATGAGTTGATTAAAAAGACACTTATTGAAGGACGACAGAAAGTATCGGATATTCTTTCGGATGTACATGCAGGTAAATTTCTCAACGGGAGTGGACGTCCTGATGGCGAAGAACTTGAGAATCAAATTATGAATGCATTGAAAGCTGTATCTTCAACCATTGGCGATGAATCTATGAAAAGTCTTCCCAAGACGAATCGTATGGTTCAAATGGTAGATTCTGGAGCAAAAGGTTCTTCTTTGAATATTACGCAGATGTTGGGTTTGCTTGCACAGCAGCAGGTAGCAGGTAAGCGTATTCAGTATACACTGCAGGATCGTACATTGCCTCATTTCACAAAATTTGATGATGGTATGGAATCGCGTGGATTTGTTGAGAATAGCTTTATCAGTGGATTACGACCTGCTGAGTTCTTCTTTCATGCTATGGGTGGACGCGAAGGTCTTATTGATACAGCTGTAAAGACTTCAGATTCTGGATACATTCAGCGTCGGTTAGTGAAAACAATGGAGGATTTGCATGTGGAGTATGATGGAACAGTCCGTAATGCAAATGGATCTATCTTTCAGTATCATTATGGCGGGGATGGTATTGATAGTGTAAGTGCAGAGAATCAATCAATTGAACTAGCCGTTATGTCTATGGAACAAGTGTATAGAGAATTTGGTGCATCGAAAGATGACTTTGCAGCTGTTGTGAATGGAGACGTGCAAGAGAATCCTCCTGATTTAGTTGATCAACTCCTTTTGGATCGCGAAGTTCTTGTAAAAGATGTATTTCGGTTCAAAAAGGGTTCTTCGGTTATGTGTCCTGTTCCTCTCAAACGCATGACGGAGAAATATAACAATCCTTTTGCAACCAAAACCAAACTGACTGCTGAATATGTCGTACAAGAACTTCAAAAATTCTTTCAGCAATCATGGGTATCTCATAACAAACTCTTTCATATTTTGATGCGATACTACTTGGCCCCTAAAAAATCAATTATCAAACTACGATTGAGTGTTGAAATGTTTGATGAATTATTGACAGATATTCGTTACCGTTATATCAAGAGTCGTGTACATCCTGGTGAGATGGTGGGTACACTTGCAGCTCAATCTATTGGTGAACCTACGACTCAGCTTACATTAAACACGTTTCACTCTGCAGGTACTGCAAAGGCCAATGCAACCGCAGGTGTTCCTCGTATTGTTGAATTGTTAAGTGCATCACACAATCCTAAAAATCCTGCCAATATTGTGTATTTGGATACATCCATTGCGGTATCTCAAGTTGCAGCCATCTCAAAAATGAAAGACATTCAAAAAACAACTTTGAGAGATATTACGAAATCTGTACGTATTTATTACGATCCAAATCCACTGTCTTCAAGCACGGTTGTACAAGAAGATCGTGATATTTTGCAGACGTACGAGAAGTTTTCAGTGACACAAGGAACTGCATGTGTATCTCCCTGGATTATGAGACTAGAACTAGATCCGATGGAAATGGCAGCTCGTCAAATTATTGATATGACATTGGTTCAAGCAAAGATTGAAAACAATAAAGTGTTGAGAATCTTCAGTTGTGTGCATACAGATACCAATGCGCCTGGAAAGATGGTAATGCGAATTGTGTTTGGATCGGATATGGTCAAAAATGTTCTGTCATTGCGATTTATTGAGGATAAATTGTTGGATACTGTTTTGCGAGGTGTGGAAGGAATTGGACGTGTATACATCCGCGAGATTGGCGATGAACTTATGTATGATGAGAAACTAGGCGGATATGTGCCTCAAAAGCAGTATGTGTTGGATGCAGAAGGAACGAACCTTCTCGATCTTGCAACTGTTCCTGGCGTAGATCCTTTGCGAAACTGGTCGAATGATATTCATGAAATTCTTGATGTATTTGGAATTGAAGCTGTACGCGTTGCCTTGCATGAAGAGTTCATTGATGTGTTCAAATCGGGTGGTGAAGCTGTGAATTATCATCATATGATTACGTTGGTTGATACAATGACATATTTGGGTCGTATTATGGAGGCCAATCGGTTTGGTATGAACAAAGGCGAGAATGGTGTTCTTGCAAAGTCTTCGTTTGAAGAGACGTCTAAGATTCTATTTAATGCTGCATTGTCTTCTGATTTTGATAGTATGAAAGGTGTTTCTGCAAATATCATGTTTGGACAGAAACCTCCTTGTGGAACAGGATTCGTGGATATTCTGGTCGATGAAACCAAATTGCCTGAAGGAACTGAGGAAGATATGTCTGTATTTGAAGCCGATTTGGTTGCAGCGAATGCTCGTGTAGAAGCAGAAGAACGTAAAGATGCGGAGCAGGGTGGTGTACAGATCGCGGATATTGATATGGCCTGGTAAAAAACGAATTTGTTATACAATAAACTATATAAAAGAAAGACAAGATGTTTGTTCCAGAGGAGTTTCAGAAAACTCAATCGTATGTGATGACGCAGATTGCTCCTCTAGAGAAGATTGAGTGGATGCATCTTTTGATGAGTGATTATGCGTTTCACAGTGAAGATAGTGATTATGATGGTGGTCTATCCTTCTTTGATCGGCTAAATAAGAAACTAGGTCATTTTCATGAAAGTTGGGATATTGATGGATTTAAATCAGTTGTGCGAAATGCAAATGACCCTCCGTCGGTATACACGGATATTTTGAAGTATATGCTAGAAGATCCAAATCATGTGGTTTACTACGGACTTTAATAAAGAAGAATATGGATCCAATCGTGCAAACCGTTATTGAAAAATTTCAGCAACGGTCTGAGCTAGGCCAAAAAAAGTATGGAACAACTCTGGAAGGCAACAACCTTCCCTTTTTAAGTTGGGTGAATCATATGCAAGAAGAACTTATGGATGCGATTCTGTATTTAGAGAAATTGAAACAAACGTCTTAGTTGGGGTATAGGTCACGGAAACGTTAGTTGGAGTACGCAAGACCACCCATGCCACTCATGACTCTTAGAATATTGTAGTTAATCGCATACACACGAATATCTGCATTTGCCTGATCCTCGGTGAAACCTGGAGGAACATTGCTTCCAATCGGTTTTGCGCCATCAACGCTAAACACTAGAGTAGCCGTATCAATGCGCGAAAAGTTGCAGGTTCCTGAAGGCTGATGCTCTTCAGGTTTAATCGCAAATGAATACATGTATACACCGCCATTTTCGGGATTTGTAGTAACACCGCCACCATAAGGATTCCATGCACCACCACCCTGATTTTCATCATCAGCAGCTGGGCTAGTTACTGAAACACCACCATCTTTGAAAGAAGTTCCTGAATGATGCTGAAAGGGCTGGACTACTGCAAAATAATCTCCAGGTAAAGCCTGCATACGATCCTGACCGTTGAGCTGTAAAGCGCAATCGTAAATTAGATCATCGTATGTGAGTGGAGAAATTGAAAATGTACTTGGTGGAGTAATATTACAATTCTTGCGCCACGAATACTGCGTTACCCAAATGAGTTCTTTTACGGGATGATTGAACGTGAGATCCACACGATTCTGTGCAGAGGTTAATCCTTTATCTTCGTTGAACTGCGTCTGCTCAATCAAATACTCATGTGACTCCTGAGCCATACGACGACGCTCCTCAACATCTAGGTAAATGTAATCCATAACTAAATTGGCCTGAGCAGGACCTGGCGAAGGAGGAGGACTAGAACCTGGAGGAGCTGCGTAAATATTTTTCACTTTGTTCCAGAGAATATTGATTTTTACTTCGTGGTACTGTAGGGCGATAAGAGGAAGAGCCGCACCAGGATTACGATTAAAGAAAAACATAAGAGGAATGTAGGTTAAGTTCGTACGATACGGGCGACCAGAAGGACCACATGATGCGTTATTATTGAGTGTTGTTTTTGTCATTCTATCCATCTTCGCACGAGCATCGTAAGGATACGCTAGAGTGCTCCATAAATACATGTACTCGCCATACTGACGATCAATGATTTGACCACCAATATCTAGCTCTACATACTCTAAAAGATTGAAACCGCCACAGCGACCATAATCGTTATAAACTAGAGTATAGTCATCAGGTTCTGTCTTCAACTCCACCTCAATGTAGCCCGAAGACACTAGATCAGCATAGCGAGTTAGAATAGCGGAATGTTTGGTTCCCCATGCGGCCTGACCTGTCATGTTGACGCGGAAAGGCTCCATGGCAAAATTTGTGTGGCGCTTGAACAGGCCTCTCCAGAAAGTGATTTGCGGATTCCCAGACAGATATGCATCTTGTGCGCCATAGGCTACGAGTTGTAATAAACCACCACCCATTTGTCTTTATATGTTAGACATACTCAATTTTTTTGTAGATTGAATAACTTACTTGCGGTGGCGCCGAGTCTTTCCACCACGACGGCGGCGACGACCTCCCATAGCAGGATCCACCTTCTCCTCATCACTTGCGCTATCCTCACCACCCTTCTTGTTCTTGTGATACGACTTCTTGGCGGACTTTAGAACATGCGAAAACCATTTCTTACCTAGTTTAGCCTTTAGACCCGCCTCTGATCGCATCGTCTTCTTCACATGGGCGAGCCAAGGACCTCCACGACGGCCACCCTTCTTAGATTCTTCAACAGGAGCATCAGACATTTTGTTTTAACGTATACATTTTTAAATAGTAGCGCTATAAATTGGAGTTGTGTGTTGCATTGGCTGAAACGATACAGCGGGATCAGGTAGTTGAGGTTTCGTGTATTTCTTGGGCTTAAGGGGTCGCAGTGCTGCAGGTTTTAAGACAATACTATTTTCTTGAAATTCACCGATATACAGTTCCATCATATTATCAATTGAACCATAATTCATCATAATCCATTGACATCCAAACGTAAATAGAATTTGAGGATTACTATTAACTAAATCTTCACCTATGTCAGGCACAACCATCGTAATATTGTTACGATTGTATTCAATCAACTCATCTTGATCGTGTGGTTGTGAAGCTTGTGTATACGTCATTCTACGCAAATGAGAGGTTGACCACGATAAATTCACAAACTCTTCAAACAGTGACCCTTTCATTTCACCACCTCCCGATACAATAATTAAC